CATAGAGTGATGCGCACAGATCTCGGTCAATCTTGGCAATGTCGAAGCCGATCTTGGGAATGATGACCGAAGATCCATAGCCAGTATCAGTCGTAATTAGACGATTCTTCCTGTCCAATGGCTGTGTGATCGGTGTCCAGAACATGAATGATGGAATGTCTCGCTTGGCAGTCTTCTTTGCTTCTGTGGCAACATCTCGCATGGCAGCAAAGATAGATTCACTCTTCATTGCTGTGACACCTCGACCGACCAAACCTTTGACTGGCCAGACGACCACATCTTCGTTTCCTTCAACAAAACACAGGATTTCAGTGTACAGACGCATGTTGGCATTGGCTTTCCAGTGAGAATGCCATGTCTTTGTGCGAATGCCATTGGTCGTCTCTTCAGTGTATGCCTGTGTGCGAGTGCGAATGACGACAATGCGCAGTGATGATGCAGTGAAGCCATCTTCGTCGTCGAACAATTCTGCGTTTTCCCATGGCGCCAGCAGATCAGGCAATTGCGATGCGCGTGCGTAGAATTTCCCCACAATGCCTGTGGTCTTCGTCGTCGATAGCCAAGAGATGCGAGGAATACCGTCGCCGATGTCTTCTCGCTCATGGCTGTAATTCAGGTCTTGCAGGTCGCGTTCGAAATCACTCATGGAGTTTCTCCCTTGTGTGTAGTGGAGCAGTCACAGCGACTGCTCCATGGTTTTGTGTTGTCTAGGTGTTTGGATTGACGTCTTCCCATGTTGGAATGGCATCCAAGGGATCAATCTGGTATGTGCCACACTCCGCATCGATGCGACGACGCAATTCCTCACTGTAGATGTCATAGGCAATCACATCGCCTATCACATATGCTACCTGTGAAGCAAACTCGACATACGACGCACTACGCTCAGAGACTGTCTGGCGCATTTCCTTGGCCTGTTCCTCAGTGATGTGTCTCATTGGTCGTTTCCTTTCTGACGATACCAATTATGTACTGCGCATTGCGCATTGTACCAAGCTTACCTGTCCAGCATATAGCATATCAATCTATGTGTCAAGCATCATCTGTATCTCGACACGTAATGCCCATGCGCCAGATGTGAAGACGCGCAGTGTTGTATGCGATGCCTAATTCATCAGCAATCTGTTGGCGTGTTCGTTGAGCGTACCATCTGTGATCGGCAGGCCATCCAATTGCTTTGCGAAATGGGATGCGTGTCAGTCCATGTTTCTTGCAGTGATATCTGACTGCTTCCAGAGTAGTGCCCAAATCCGATGCGATCTGGTCAGTCGTCTTTGCTGCGTAGTACGATGCGTCTGTTGGCCATGCCACATACTTGTGGCTTTGCTTCCATGTGAAACCGTGTCGTCTTGCGTAGTGTGTCACAGTGTTCAGTGCCACATGCAATGCATCTGCAATTTCCTGTGATGTTCTCTCTGCGTACCATGCAGGATCACTAGGCCATCGATTCCGATACGACGGAGATTGGATTGCGCGTTTCGTCTTGTATCCATACCGTTTCACAAAGTTTCTGACTGCCTGAACATCAATGCCCAATTCATCAGCAATCTGTGTGGCAGTGCGAGTCTCGTAATATTCCGGATATCGAGGAAACATGGCAGTCTTGGCATAGCCATGCTTGGTCTCTTCAGTGATCGGCAGCACAGTGCCATTGTGCGCCAATCCAAGAGTTTCTTCGTAGTGGAACAGCACATCGTCTACTGGGATGTCCAGTGCTTTGGCGATATACCATGTCGGATTATCGCTGTGCAGTGTGGCTATGACGTCGTCTGTGTATCGCAGATCGTCTCGACAAATCATGGCATTCCTTCCTATGTCATGCAGTATCCAGATTCGCAGAATAAGGGATCTTCTTCAAAGAGGTTTTCTGTGACGCCAGCAATCGCATCTGCCAATGGTCGATTCGTTGCAGTCAGATACACATGGTCTTTGCCTGCCTGCTTCCGTTTCTCATTCAATCGATTCTCTAGTTGTTCTGCAAGAGAAAACAGATGTGGCTGTTCACTGCGTAGTGTTGCCCATTCAGATTTGCGTTTGTATGGACAGAAAAAACACGAGGATTTGGGAGTGAGAGGAAGACCAGCATCATAGATGAGTTTCTGGCACATAGCACGCGTCATGCGCAGATCGACCAGAGGATATTCCTTGTAAACGTACGGCTCTTTCTCAGGATCATCTGTGCGCATGCGATGCGATTCATCTGCACTGATACCGACACCTAGTGCGTGTCGATTCGTCTTCGTTGCGCCAGCATTATGGCGCATCCATTTCTCTATGACTGACACCTTCCATTTGGATGTGCAGTTTCGAGATGCTGGGCCTCCATTCGCCAGATACACAGGTATGGATATGTTTCCATTGTCTGCCATGGCATCCTCGAAGATGGTCACATGTGATCCGTCGCGTTTCTGTCGTCGAACATGATGGATGCGCATACCATGCTTAGATGCATACGGCTCTGCGACATCTCGTATGTATGCGATGCTTTGTGGATTCTCAGAATCATCTCCAACATTGGCAAACACAAAATCTGTGTATGCCAGTTTCTTTTGGGCACTAAGAATCATGACTGCCATTGACTGGACACCTCCCCCAAAACTGAAGACTCTCATATCAACATCCTCCCTATGTCATGCAATAACCAGATTCGCAAAAATCCCAGTTTGTATCCTCGCCTTCAAACATGTTTTTGGTTTCAAATGGGATTGCCTGATCAAGAGGAATCATGGACGGAGTGAGTGTGACGTGTCGATATTTCGTGTGTTTAGCACGTGTCACATCTTCAAGATGAATGGCTTGCGCAAAGAGATGTGGATGTGTGCTGCGCATTTCAATCCATTCATGCTTTTTCTTGAATGGACAAAACCAACATGATGATTTTGGTGCCATTGCCAGACCTGCTTTTGCAATGACGTCTCGACAATCTGTGCGTGTCATGCGGAGATCGACCAGAGGATATTCGGTCATAGTGTATGGATATCGTTTCGGATCATCACTACGCATGCGATGCGATTCATCAATGCTGATGCCAACACCAATTGTCAGACGATTCGTCTTCGTTGCTCCAGCATAATCGCGCATCCATTTATTGACGACATTGATTTTCCAATCCGATGTACATATTCGTTTTGCTGGCGATCCATTGATGTACATCGGAATCGGGATATTGTTTGGATTCTGCAAAGATTCCTGCAAGAGTGTAGTTGGCTTCCCTTCCTTCACATCTCGTTTTACTTCGACAATGTGCAGACCATGCTGGGATGCGTATGGCATTGCCACATCATGAATGTATGCAATGGTGTCTGGATTCTCTGAATCATCTCCGACATTCGAGAAAATGAAATGTGTGTACGGCAGTTTCTGTTGCGCACTAAGAATCAGTGCAGACATTGACTGGACACCTCCACCAAAACTGAAGACTCTCATAGATGTATTCCTCTCGCAATCAACACTGCATCGATCATGGTACGCACATCCTCAATAGATTTTCCGACATAGGATTTGACGACTGTTCCTTTTCTACCTCCGGTCTCTTCTAGTGTACCAATCCACAGACCATCCAATCCCAATGCGATTCGTCCAGAGTAATGGCGATGTGGCGTGTCAAATTTGACACGCCATGACATCCCAGTACTGCGCCATACAATCTTTGGTGCGGTCATAGTGGATCCGTTTGCTGTGTATCGAATCGTGCTTCCTCCAGCATGGTCAGCATCAGATGTGCATCGCACACATGGTAGACGTAGTCTTCGTCTCGCTCCACAAGATAGACGCATGCACACGATGCAGTGATGTAGACTGCGCCAACATCTCGACGACGGATCATGAATCGATACAAGGGATAGTCTCGCATGATGTCGACATGCAGTGCTGGCATCTCAGCATTGCGCACATCCATAGTGAATTTTACTTTGTATGCGCCATGTCCCATTCGATTTAGCCAAGCGTAGAATTCGTTGTGCATTAGATTCCCTTTCTGTATCGACGTGCTTCTCGTGTCGTTGCATGCCAGTATCCGTCAGACGGATTGAGGATTCTTCCTTCGTCGTTGCGCAAGACCGCATAGGTACGTGTGCCATACTCGATGTCGGCATAGTCAAGCATACCGACAATCCGTTTTGCAAACTCGCGGTCAATCGCCACATAGTACTGATGTGTGTACAAGATCTGGTCATTGTCTGCGCGACAAATGGAGATTGCGATTCTCTCAGTGATCGGTCTGCGCAAATCAGTTAGCACACTCATGGCAGATTCCTTTCTGTGTGAAGCTAGCACAGTGCTGGCAATATGTGTCTGATTCGATATTCAAACCTCGACGGATGTATTCTTCAGTGTAGAGAGACAGCATGCCAGCAGTGAATTCGTTGTATGCCTGACTAGCACGCACACTCCAAATCAAGAAGAAATGTACAATTTGCGCATTTCCCATCTTTGATGCTTCCATTGTTTCATTTTCAAAGATTGTTTTGTGATCACTCATGGTCGTTTCCTTTCTGTGTGGCGCCAGCACTGTACTGGCGCCATTGCTTGCGAGTCTTATGCTTCCAGTGTGGCTTTTGCAAACCGGATCATGGCTTCTGAATAACTGATGTCTTTCTTGCAAGCCATCTTCCCTTGCATCGTTGCAGTCTTTTCTACTGCTTGTGCCCATTCAATCCGCAGAGTGTAATACTCGATGCGTACCATGGGATCAGTAAAGTTTTCTGGCTGTTTAGGCTCCAGCTTCATCAATTTCGGATCCATGTTCGTTTCCTTTCTGTGTGATGCCAGCACTGTGCTGGCATCATTGCTTGCGTGTCTTAGATGCTGATTCCTCGGCGTGTCATCTCTGCGCCAATGATCGCCATGGCAGACGTGTTACCTTTTTCCTGCGAAACCTTGTAGGCAAATTCGAGATACCAGTCTGCGCGTGTTGCCATGTTCAGTGCCATGCGGATTTGGGCTTTGGTCATTTTGGTCTTCATGGTCGTCGCCTTTCGTGTCGTCTGTCTTACCTGATTCAATTGTATAGCATATCAATGGTATAGTCAAGCATTTTACTGACCAATTTGCGACGAGTTTTGAATGTGTTATTATGAGATGCGATTTGGCAATCACTAGATATCGTAATCCGTGTCCGTCTGGTCGCACTGCTCGATGCGCATCGTCATCACTGGCATCTATCCTGCAGTAATGGATGCCCATGATGAAACAAGCAGAAACACCAATGCCACATTGCAATAAAAGCAATGTGGCATTGATGCAGATGACCGTCGCAGGAAAGGAAACTGCGCCGACACATCCTATTGTATCGCTGTGATGCAGTTCTGCCAAGAATAGGACACCACAGCGATGCCAGAATTATACTACGGCTTCGCTGGCCATGTGGTCACATTCCAGATCAGGCCATCAGTGATGTCTCGCAGTGCTTGTCGATACGTCTGCCATGCTGCCACAGTCTGCGCATCCAAGCCGACATCAGGAAGCTGCGTATAGTCACAGTCTGCAAGTTTGCCATTGCGCACCAGTCGTAGTGCGCTCATTGCCTGCGCTTCAGTGTATGGCCGATCACTGACGATTTCGCCTTCTGGCACTGCATCGTATTGATTTCCTTCATCATCCCAATACTCAAATGCAATGCTGTCAGGTATGAAAATACGATAAATCATATCATTACCATGTGTAAAATTGGCGATTCCGATGCACTGTCTTCTTCTGTTACCTGCAGTGTGTGTGTCGCTGTGGTCGTTGTTGCTCGATACTGCACCACATCGCCAGATTTAAAGAATCTGCAGATAGAATGCATAAACTTCACATCCTTTTGGCCACCAGTGCCCATTGAACAAACCTCAACAGCATTGACGCGCAAATCTCCATGAATGTTGTCTCTTGTGCTGAGTGTGCCAATAACTGTAATCAGGTAATATCCTGCGATTGGCACAGTGATTGATGATCCTGACCATGTCATGCCACCAGCAACATCAATTTCACTCTGCCATGTGACTGTGACACCAGCAGTAGTGATGCTCAGCGTGCTTGTGCGAGTGAGACTGATAAACACTGCATTATCTGCGCGCTCCAATTGCACGATTCTTTCGCGCAGTGCTTGCTCATTGCTGGCTGTGAGATAGCTAGATGTTGGATAGGTCAATTTGCACCTCTTCAGCACCATTGGAAGACATCGCCAGTGATACTGCGTAGATTTTGCGAGACAGAGTCTCTGAAGATGTGACTGCGATGCTTACCAGATCGCCCAAGAAATAATCTCTACCGTATCGCCATGTCGAGGATTGCAACACCTCAACATCATACGATTTTACTTTTCTTTGTTCCTGATTGTATCTGCGTTTCGCCACAGATGTTAGTTGAGCGACTGTCGTGCTATCGCTTCCCTTGACCATGGCTTCTCGCAGATCGATACCAGTAGGTGCAGTAGATGGCCATGCACTGCGCAGATTGTTTTTGTCTTTTCCTCTTCCCACAGCAATGATATATGTCGGATAGTTGACCAAACTGGACTGCTTGACGAGTGTGCCAAGCGTGCCATTGAGCTGACTAAGCTTCACATATGACCGCCGATCTGCACCAAGAGTCGAAGCATAGAAGAGAGAATATCCAAGACTGCCAACATCGAAATTGACCATGAAATCTATGCTGCCAACATCTGCAATTTTCTGCATTGTCAGAAGCAGATTCTCTCCAGAACATGTCAAAGCCATGGATGCGCCAATACTCAAATCAACAGCATCTGTCGCTGTGCTGATGCGACCATCAGTCCATCGTTGCAATCCCAAAGCATATCGACGTGTCAATGCTGCTGTGATGTATGGCGAATTTCCTTCTGCATCTGATCCCACATTGGTATTCCATAGTGCAGTGATGATTGACGATGCTGTTGGATAGTTAGCCACAGTGAATTCTGAGACACCTCGCATGTTTGGATACCATGCCACAATCCGATCTTGCAGAATGCACATCGCATCGACTGCAGTCACAGTCAGCATGCGATTCTGTCCATACTCTCGTGTCCATGCACGTATGAAGCCAAGAAACTCTTCATACGCATTCATGCCAATTGATGCATCTGCGCGTGTGATTGACACGATGTATCCATAGTCCAAATCTGCGACGACTGGCGCATCGAGATTCACTGTGAATGTGGCTATGGATGGCGAATTGATTTTATGCACAATCGCCAAATTCAATGGTGTGACGATGCCAAGAGATGTGCCAGTATCGTCGTATAGTTTTATGACGTATTGAATCGCCATGGCTATGCTCGACTAATAGTGAAGATACCACTGGCGAATGATTGGCCTGCCAGACTGCTAATTGCTGTGATTTTGATGACATCGGTCACAGCAGTCGTCGCAATCAGAGATGTCTGCGTCATGGTGTGCGATGATCCACCTGATGAAGCCATACGTGTGGACTGGATGTTAGTACCATTTAATGTGATTGCCAAAACACGATTGCCTGTGGTACCTGACGTAAAATTACCGTATGCATTCACCAGATACAAACCAATACGACGCACAGTAATTTCGCCAGTCGTTGTATTCACACTAAAAATATTGTCTGCAGTCGCTGATGACGAGGAATAGCCAGTGATGTCATATGACGTGTTTGCAGTCGTCAGTGTGGCAGTGCCACCAGACATCGTTGCATAGGATTGGTATGGCAATTGCGTCGTCGTGCCATACATCGCATACGATTGCGCAATTGCAGTGATCGACGCGCCAGAAACCGTCACAGTGCCCAATGTTACATACGTCTGACCAGATAACTGTGCATTGGTAGCGACTGCAAGACGCACAGAGTATGTGCCCACAGTCGTGCCAGCAACACTGCGCGAAACCGTCAATGATCCTGCAGTGCCATTGACGATGACGACGACATTGTATGTGGCATTGGCCAGTGTAGAGATGTTGATTGATGACGATGTGGTATTTTCGTAGAAATAGCCACCGACGACAGCTGCGCCATCAGCAATGGCGAGTGTTGCTGAGCCAGTGCCTGACATCGCCATTTCATTCCCTACCTGAAGCACGCCATCACTGAGAGTCTTCGTCTCCATGGCAGTCAATCGACTGCTGGCGTATCCTGATCCCACATTGCCATCACCATATGCTGCGCCAGTACCTGTGGCCATTCCGATTGATTGTTCTGCCATGTCAAAACTCCCTTATATACCGACGTATCGATCATACCAAAACATCGTCACATTAGAATCAGACGTCGTGCCAGTCGCACTGACTGAGAGATACTGCAGACCTGCATTGAATGTCGGATCTGGATACAATCCCCAATTAATCAAATCGCTGTAGATGCTGAGCGATGCGAATTGCGAGATGCCTGCAGTGTTGACAACAGTCTTTTTGCCATATCGCAGGTCAATCGTCCAGATGTCTCCATCTGGCACTGATGATGTGAATTGAATCAATCGACCTGCACCATCGACCAGAGTAAGATTCGTCAATGGCCCGATGCATTGCAGGATTGGAGATGCCATGACTGTTCCAGTGTATGCCACAGAGATCGTGTTATCGACTGAATCTGCGCCATATGGCACTGGATATGGCTTGGGATATGGTGTCGGTGTTCCATACTGTGTATAGGTCATCTGTTGCGATTTTTGTGTGCTGTTGTACCATGTCGGATCATCTGCGCGAAGCTGAATGACCGATCTTACATGAAAATCAGTGCTAGATGTATCCATTGATGCGCCAGATATTTTGACGTCAATGCTACGTGAGATTTCGTAGAAAGGATCACCTTCATTCAATGTGTGTCGCAGTGTTGCTGTGTCGTTGCCCGGTTTAAACATTTGTATGAGGTTTTCGCGATTGTTCATCATCTCATCATATGTAGTGCCCGGTATGACAATGGGAAGATTGATGACACGAGGATTGATGCGATAGTCAACATCTGTGTCACCATCTTGAAATGGGCCTCTCTGCACAATGCGTGTGATTGGTGCAATGCCCCAATTGACTGCACCAGTCACATACAGAGTAATGCCAGAATAGCCACCATTGGCAACATTGAATTCCCATGTGTGTGTTCCGCGAATAAATTCGAGTTTCATTGGCCAGCTCCAATCGTCATCATCCAAGCTTTAGCATCGCTGATTAATGACGATTCTGATTGTTGGCTTCCATAGTTGGCAGTCATGTTGAGATAGTATGTGGTGCCATTGGAATTGGTCGATCCTGTCAATGCTGCGCGTCCAGTCGTTGATGGCGCATCTTCCCCTTCGCCATCACCACCTTGACCAGAGAAATATGATGTGACTGCAGACCATGCATCTCTCGCAGCTTGGAGCAGTGCATCCTTAATCCATGAAGCTCCAGATTTGATGCCATCAGCGATGCCTTGCACCATGTCAGTGCCAAGCTTCAGCACTGTTGGCCTGATCTCTTCAAAAAACGTCAACAGATTCTTGTCGAGTGTTTTGAAGAATTCCCATAAATCCTCCAATGCTTTGCCAACAGTCTTTTTCATGGTTTCAAATGCACCAGAGAAATCGCCTTTGACGACCTGAGACAGTGCAGTGAGAATGCCTGTGACTGCATTGATAACAATCGTTGCAACAGAAAGAAATGTATCCAAGACTGTCTGGATGTATGGCCACATGATAGTGAATGCTTGAGACAGGTATGTCCATGCAATCGTTGCACCTTGAAACGCCAGCACAAGGATGTCTTGCACAGTCGTTGCCAATTGCACAAAAAACGTCGAGAGTGTTGTGATGTATGCAGATACCTGTGGCGATCCCAAATATTCAGCGATTGCCATACCTGCAGACGTAATCGCAGGAACAAACACACCAACAAAATTCATGACTGCATCAGTCAATGGCTGAAGAAATGCTTGCACTGTTGCAAGGCCTGCGCCCATTTGCGCCAGCACACTAGGAATCGCAGAAATGGCATTGCGTATGGTCTCAAAGATGCCAGATGTTGTGCCAGTCATCTGCATCGTGTTAATCCATGCAGACAATTGACCGACCACATCTGCAATGATCGGTACCACAGTATCAGACATGAATGCGCCAAACTCCATGAGGATTGGCATCAGTGCCATGCCAAGAGTCTGCTGAATGTCAGCAAATTTCTCTTTCAAGACGACCTGCTGTCCAGCATAGGTATCGACTGCTGCTGAAGCACTGCCACCAAACTGCGTATTCAATTCGGCCATCATGATTTCTTGTGCGCCAGCAACATTGCCTGCTTCCACCATGGCTTTAATCATGGCTTCTTGGTCAGCAGTAAACTGCACACCAGATCGACTCAGTGCGGCCAATCCTGCCACAGGATCATTGAGCGCTTTACCTACCTGCATCGCAGCAGAATCCAAATCCATGCCAAGCGCTTGCGACATGTCGAGGATTGACTGCGTCGCTGATCCGAAGTTTTCGCCTTTGATGTTTGTAAATGTTGCCAAAACATTCTGCGCACCAAGGATTGCGTCGTCTGAGAAAAGCGACTGGCCAGCAGATGCGCTCATGGCAGAAGCCATTTCGCCCATTTCTGCTGCGGTCAATCCTGCTGCTTCGCCAGTTGATGCAACGACTGCTTGTGTCTGAGCAAAGACAGAATTCCATTGCGAAGCTTCTTCGATGCTTCCACCAACAAAATCTGTGACTGCCCCAAGTGCCTTGCTTCCCAATTGCGCAGCCATGCCTGCAAGGCCTTGACCAATCCCTTGCAACACACCAGTCATCACTGATCCCATGCCAGAGAATGATGATCCCGCTTTGCCAGCTTTAGTGCTGACGTCGTCGAGACCATCATTGACTGCTTTGGTCGTTTTTGTGGCATCATCTTCGGATTTGAATCGAATTAAGACAGTCTCTTCTGCCATTATTTCTTACTCCGTCGCTGTTGCACAGTGCGCTCCACACTCATCATTAGCAAATCCTGTTGAATGGTTTGCCATGGCACTGCTTCCAATTCTGTTGGTGTGCAGTGATAAACATCTCGACACATAACCAGTCGAATATATTCCATTGGCGCCACATCTCCAGTCCATAGATGAGACATGAGCGCCATCTTTAGTTTCCCATTGATGGATTCAGAGAAGCCAGAATTTCTCGCACAATCTTGGAAAAATGCTTTGCAGGAATGTCTTCAAAGCTTCCATTCTCTACCTCGACGCATTTCCTTAGGATTGCGACCATGCTGGCGATGTCGTCTTTTGCAGACTGCAGTTTGATGAGATCGCCAATGGTCAATTTGTTGTCATCTACGATGTATTGCATGTGGGGATGCTCCAATCAGAAAGAAAATGTGTGGGGAAGAGATTGGCTTGCAGTCTTTCCCCACAAAGACTGCATGCCCCAATTAAGCGACGTCTGTGTACGTAATGCCTGGACATCGTACAGTGAATGACGCCATGATTGCATCTGCAGACGTCGCATCGACTGCAGGATAGTCCATAGATGTGATGTAGCCAGTCGCATTGGTTTCGATGGTGTTCGCACCTGATGCTGATCCCTTAGGTGCCCATTTGATTTGCACTGCGCTCTTGGCAGCAAAAGCAGCACTGACAATCATAAATGCTTCTGTGGTCGTTACTTCGGTATAAATAATGTTGACAGTCACATCGACCGGCTCCACCTTACCAAGCAGAATGAATGCTGAGGATCCGTCGAGTGTGTACGTGTCAGAATTCATGATGGTCGCTGTGGCTGCGTCAACACTCTGCGTTGATCCAGAGATGTCTACGTATGATCCAGAAGCCACCTTGATGCTGACGATTGATGCTACGCCATTGATGGCTGCAGTCGTTTGTGCCATGGTACTACTCCCTTATTGAACAATTTCCGATATGACGAGTGTGGCTATGACTGTGTCATAGCTTCTGCCTGATGCCTGAGGCCATTCCAGTATCTGTGATCGGCATCGTACATCGATTACCTGCCAAGCTGGTGCGACGAGTGTGCGCACTGCATCATGGTACGCAGCCATGTACGTTTCCATGGTCACAGCGACGTCTCGCAATCCCATTCCCATACCTGCTGGACGCAATAGTGCGACGTCAGTGATTGTCCATTCGGTCATCATGACATGCCCATTGCCACCAAGAGTCGTCGTCTTGGTGCGACTGGACTGCATACCGATTGCAGAGACGATGCGCGCAGGTACGTCAGCAATCTCGACAGCATTCTTCAGAGATGTGCCATAGTACACAGTACTAACACCAGAAACGCTCATGCCTGCGACAGATGCAACAATCGACACCAGTTGACTACTCATAGTGATCGCCTCACATATGGACGAAGCATACTGACGACGTCTTTTGGTATCTGTGGAGCAGCCAAGATCACACCATCAGCACTGAGAATTGCGCGATCGCTGTCTGGTGTTCCTTCTCGCTGTCGATACAGGTATGCTGCGATGCGCAGTGTTGCTGCAACGATGTCTGCAGGTGCAGTCAGACTGTATGCAAACCGTCCAGTCACACTGATGGCATTCTCTGGAGAGACCACATAATTCCATTCAACATTGACACCACGCTTGATTTTGATGCCATATGCTGGCTTCACATTGGATGGTAATAATACAACATCGCTGAGCGATACTGCATCTCCATTGCCATTTGTGATGCTGGTCAGTGTGAAGAGATCGGTACCAAGATACAGTGTGTCATAGTCCATCAAATCGCCACCATCATTGAACAACAATGGTGTGTATGTGCGAGTCGAGTCTGCAGAAGCTTCGAATGTGCGATGTGTAGCTTTATCCACCATCGACTGCGCGCGTGTGACTGCATTGCCAAGCTGCGTGTCATCAGACGACGCAGTGATGTTCATGTACGCTTTAAGATCAGCAGTCGTTGTGTAGGCCATCAGATTACTTTCGTCGTCTTCTTTGGCTTCTGTTCAGTCGATGGAGTTTCTTCCAATGCGACTGCGGATCCTTCAGCAATCAATTGCTTCGCTTCTGCTTCACTGACATCAACGACATCGCCAGCAGAATACGCAGTATTGATTTTACCTTCTCGAAACACGATGCCATGGAGCATTTGGATTTTCATTGGGGAATCCTTTTATGGGGATGTGTCAAGGAATCCTTGACACATCCCCAATTGACTAAGCGTGTACGCCAACAGCGAATGCTTCGATTTGCGTCACATCGCCACCATATCGCCATGATGCGACGACATAGGTCAGGCCTTTGCGAATGTCGCGCCATCGCTCAATCTGGACACCAGACGTGCGCTCGACGAATGCATAGAAATTGTAGTTGCCAAAGATGATGGATTTGTTAGTGGTGCCAATCGCAGGAATCTGCGCAGACAACATTACAGGCCATCCTTCGACCATACGCATACCATTGACGGTTTCAGTGATGCGATTGTAGTTGGTCAGGTCGAGAGTCTTCAATGCGCCCCATGTGCTGTTCTGCATGATGAAGCCAGTCTGGCCATTGGTCAGATATTCGCCAGCAACATCAGTGCTGAGACCGACGATCTGCGCATTGGTAATGGCAGCAGCACTGAAAGCAAATGTGTTCGTTACGCGAGTAAGCAAACCGTATGGCTGGCTTGATCCCGTACCATTGACGATGTAGTTGTTAGCACTGACTGCCATAGCACGCGCAATTTCATTCTGGATAAATTGCTCCAGATTGCTCGACGTGTCTGCCAACAGCTCATCCGACAAAGCGAATTCCAAGGTGTCTTTGTAAAGCTGGATGGTCTTGCTGTTTGCCAGATTGGGCTCAGATGCAGTCGCAGTCACACCTTCAGCAACGATTCCGGGAGTTGCTTTGGTCGATTGCGCAGGCATGATGTGCTTCCATGATTCAGTCGTCACACGAGTGAAACCGACCTGACCAAGGAATGACATTTCGTCGCGACGTGCAACGATTTCGCGATTGATGGTCGTTGGTACAGTATAGCCGCCGTCGTTGCTCGTTGCTTCGGTCATGGTCTTGTAGAAGCTTGATGCTGCGGTCTTTGCATTGGTCAAGGTGTTCATGACTGATGCGTCTGACGATCCGCGCATAAAGCTTTTGTATGCGCCATGGTATTCGTTGCTGGAGTATGGCGATTCTACTTCGACGGATGCTGGCAGTGAAGCCTTCACTGCTGGTGCATGAAACGTGCCACCTGCTACCGGCTCGCCTGCCAATTCGGAAATGGCCGCCTTCACTGCGTCTTTGATGTTGTCCATGGTATGTGTGCGTCCTTCTGTGTGTACTGCTGATTTGATATCGTCAAGACCAGTGCTACCTGTCGCAGTGCGCACAGTTATTCCTTTGGTCATAACTTCGGTAGTAGTGCGAGGCTCAGCTGGTGTTGGTGTCAAAGAAATTTCTCCGACGACCCACCTTTTGATTTCGCCATTGACACGCTCAACCAGATGTGGCAGTGCGCCAGTGCTGAGACCTAATGCGCCAGATTCTGCCAGCTTCATGACGTCTTGTGCATACTTGTGACGACGATCAAGCTCAATCTGGACATCGATTCCGTCGTCAGTAGGTGCCCATGCTTTGACCATGCCGATTTGGCTTTTGATGCCACCTAGTGCATGGTCATAGTATACAGGCATACCGACAAAGCTTCGTGTGGCGCCAAAATCGGTGTCTTTGCTAAACCGATCACCAGTCAAATCTTCGCCACCATATACCACACCTCGACCTGCGAGTGTGTATGGCGCAATGGCCTTGATTGCCTGTGTGATTGAATTCATTTGCCACCAATCAATCGCTGAGCAAAACGCTTTGCTGCTTCTGCTTTCATTATCGCATTGCTGTCAAGAGAAGATGCTTTCATGGCTTCTTTCTCGTCCATTTCATGCATGGACGAAACTGCTTCTTCTGTCTCTTCGATTTCCTCAGACTCACTGACGATTTCTGCAGGATCAGGTACGGATTCTTCCATGGTTTCTTCCATGTCCAATTCCTCTGCAGCAATCAGATTCAGTGCAGACTCTGGAATAATCCAAAGCTTGCAGATTCCTTCTGCGTCGATGTTTCCTTGGACGATTTCGCATTTCCCTTCCATGAAAAATACGCAGGATCCACAGACGATTCCTTCTTCGATAAAGGGATTGGCTTCGCCATCAGCATAGTGTGCGCCATTGGCACCAATCCCTTGGTCAAATGCGCCATACTCTTCGACCAATGCTTCGTATGTCTCATACATGTAAATCTGTCGATCAGTCAGACTCACAGACTCGTCGATTGCTTTGATGCTTTTTGGTTTCATGCCATCATAGCCAACAGTGCGCAATGCTTTCATGGTCTGTTTGGTGTGATGTGCTGCCATGCGCAATGCTTCCATGTCAGTCTCGGAATGACGACGCGATGCTTTCGTTTCCATGTTGATCTCCTCTAAAATACGATTTGCCCAGACTCTTCCTTCGTCTCCTCCCCAGCCATACCATGCCTGCCATCCACGTCCACGCTCAGACCATGTTGCACCTTCTTTGTCAATTTCATGACGATCAAAGTATGCCACCATTCGCTGAACAGTTTCCAAACTGATTGGCACACGATTGGCCAATTGGTTTGCGCGTGCTAAGCCAACAGCGGTCATTCCTTGCTGGCTTTGTGGTTTCTCAGATCGCACGTCCAGTGCGAGTCTGGCATTGTCTGCCACAGACTGTGGCGCAATGTACGTAGCTTTGATTTCATCTGATGTGGCGATGTTGATTGCAGTCAGATATGCGTTTGCTTTGTCCATGCTTTGATAGCATTGCATTGCATTGCTTTCGCCATCTTTGTACACACAATATCTACCATTCTCTACTTCAATATGATATGGCATCAGAGAGACTCCATTGCTTGTGCGACAAGTTTGTCGAGTGTGCCATTTCCTTGGATGGTGTCAACAGCTTGTGTTGCAGTTTGCCATCTTCCTTTGTGTATTTCTGCCTGCTGATCACCGACGACATATGGCGCATACGATGCTGCACTAGTCAGCACTGCTTCGTCACCTTGCAAATCGACTCTGTATCTGCGATTCAATGTTTCGCTTCCTCTTAATCCTGATCCAGTACCTCGCCTATATGGAACAGTGATTGCACCTCTTTTGTAATTTGCCATCACAAATCGTCGTTGCTTCTCAGATTTGTATTTCATGCTTCCTCTTGCTGGAGGTGCAGGTTTATCTTCACTAAGCTCAACTTGCACATGCACAGCATATCCGAGTGTGACAGCTCGAATCATTTCGCCAATCTGTGCTTCGCCGATCCTGCCAAGCATTTCAATAGTGATGCTGTTTGCCATTACTTTACCAATCTCAGAGTCGTGTCACATCGACAATTCACGTGTGCTGGAGGCCCTTCAGACAATTCAGCTGGCCATTGGTCTTCAGTCGATCCATTGAGCTTTACGCCATAGACCTGTCCAGTACAAATCGTACACACTAATTCGTCAGCATTTGTGTTCCACACTCGTTGCATCTGAATTCCTCGCTGTGCAAGATAATCTTTGTACGATGTCGTTGCCTGCGAAGCTGCGCGTGTGGTCTCTGTGATGGCTATCATCTTGGCCGGCATTGGTTGGCTCAGG